TTCATACCCCGAAGCCTTGCTGGCCTCAAGGATTACGCTTTCCGGGTTGGCGGGCTTGCTGACGAGTCCCTTCCCGGAGAACACGATCCGCCGCAACACGCGGCCTAGCTTTTTACCCTCGAATTCGCCCTTGCCCCCGTAGGCGCGCAGGTGCTTGGTGAGGAAAGCCGTCTTGTCGTTGCGCTCGATGATCTGCCAGCCCTTGGCTGTCTTGAGCGCGTAGTCGAAGCCGTAAAACAGGGCCTCCATCGACACGAACCACCTGTTGTCGGCGATCTCGGCGATGAGCCTGTTCATCCGCTCTTGCAGTTCGGGCTTCTCCCAGAACTTGTAGAGGACGGCGTTGGTGACGATGTGGTAGTGTTCGGGCAGCTTGTCGGAGGGGGTGTCCTCCGGGATCGGGCGCATCGACTCGTCGACGGCGACGGCGTTGGTGATGTGGCCGATGATGTCGGACTGCTCGTGCATGTAGTTGAACGGCTTGTCCTCGGGGGTCGCCCGCGCCAACCACATCTCCTCGGGGGTGAAGATGTCGTCGTTCAGGTTCCACGCCGAGCTGACCATGACGGTGCGCAAGTAGTGGAGGTCGATCTGGTTCTTGTTCTCGGCCACCGCATGCTCGGGCAGAAGGCTGGCTTTGGCCCCGCCGAGGTCGAAGGCCTCGCACAGCTGGACATCCGACTGCCATGCGACGGAGGCGTTGGCGCGGATCTGGGATTCCAGACCGGCTTCCTGCTCCGCTTTATAAACGACGATTTCCATGGTGTGGTGTGCCTCCTCGGGTTTTTACACCGGGGAGGGGGGTCAGATGACCGAATAGACCGCGTAGACAGACGCCTCGATGCGGCGGCGTTCCTCGGCGGACGGGGTCGATCCCTTGGCGGCGACGAAGCGGGCGAGGGTCTGCCGGTGCAGCTCCTGGACGGGGGCGGGCACGGTGATCGGCTTCGCCAGCACCTCCCGCAGCTTCTCCCTGGTGATCTCCTCGCCGACAGCGAACTGGCAGAGCACGGCGAAGCGGAACTCCTCCAGCGCCTCGATCTCCTCGGCGGAAGCCTCCCGCAGATTCTTCTTGCCGATGCTCTTCAGGTAGGCGGGCTGGGTCAACTCGCAGACCTGGCGGTGGGCGGAATCGGCCCAGACGAAGGCGGCGGCGTGCTCGGCCTGGACGGGCTTCTCGGGCTTGATCTCCCGGCGCTGGCGGGGCTGGGTGTCGGTCGATCCGGGCGGGCGCCCCTGTCCGGGCTGGCCCTTCGGCTCGTCGGCGAACGGGTTCTGGCCGGGCTGGACGGGCGGGCTGCCGGTGGCCTTGATGCCGAAATCCTCGGGGGTCATCCGGCCGTTCTGGGCGAAGATCTTCTTGACCGCCTCCCTGGTGTCGGAGGTGAACGGGCCGACCTTCGGGGGCAGGTTGTCGTTGGCGCGCATGCGGGCCTCGCGGCGGGTGCGGACCCGTTCGATCTCGGGGATCAGTCCGAAACGCTCCTGGAGGGCCTCGTCGGAGATCAGGCCGCGGTCGGCGAGGTCGATCAGTAGCCGCTGCTGGGCCGCCTCGTCGGTCAGGGTCTGCTGGTCGAAGACCACCTGGGCGGGCAAGCGGAAACCCATCGCCTGCTGCACGATGCGGATCTCGTTGGACCAGAAGCGGATCAGCAGGTCGCGCCCGTACTGGAGCCGCTCCACCAGCGTTTGCAGGCTGATGAAGTTGTTGCCGAAGCCGCCGGGGGCGGGCAGGCCCGTCAGTCCCGGGGGGATGCCCAGTCCGGCGAAGATGTTGTTCAGGATCGGGCGGTACTTCTCCTCGCCCAAGAACTTGGAGATGTCGGTCGAGGTCTCCTGGAGCTGGAGTTCCGGCCCCCAGATCAGGTCGATGGAGCCGCCGCCGACATTGTTCATCAGCATGTCGGCCAGGCGGGCGATCGCCGCTTCGGTCGGCAGGATGCGGTGGTCGAGCGACCCCAGCTTCCACAGACGGATATAGGAAACCGCGCCGTCCAGCGCAGCCAGATCGGCCAGCTTCATCTTGCGAAGCATGATCAGGTCTTCGAGGATGGCGTAGGTCATGGGGCGCGCCCAGACCTGCCAGTCATCCCGCTTGTAGTAGATGGCGACGGTCTTCTCCGGCGGCAACGGGATCAGCTTGCCACCCTGGCGGGCCAGGTTCAGCACCTCCCGGGGCAGCTTGGTCAGCATCTGCTTCTCGATGGTGACCTCGGGCTTCTTGATCTTCTTGCTGACGATCTCGCTGACGCGCACCCCGTAGCGGAAATACTTGGTGCCGAGGAACGGGGCCAACTCCTGGCCGAAGACGTCGACGGAAAGCGGGTTGAAGATCGTGTATTCCCACGGGATTTCCATGGGGTCGGGGGCCTTGGCGATGTCCGGCTTGACATCGGCGGCCTTGCCACGCTGGAGGGCGGCGGCGTCCTCGTCGGCCAGGCGGGCCGTGGAACGCTTGACCACCACATTCCCCGCCCGGAACAGCATGTTCAGGATGCGCTCGGTGCGCTCCTTGCCGTTGACCTTGTTGAACCACTCCTTGAAGAACTTCTCGATGCGGGGGTTTGGGTGGACTAGGTCGATCCCCTGGCAGGCGAACTCGCTCATCATGTCGATGATGTTGCGGACGATGCCGATGCGGTCGTAGGCCTGCATGCAGGCGCCGATGATGTCCACATCCTTGGTCGGGATCTGTTCGCCGGGACGGAAGAAGTCGTAGTCGCGCCGGTCAAAACCCTCCCGCACCGACACATTGGGCTGGCTGATGTTGCGGAATGTGTTGCCAGCGGTGGTGCGGTGCTGGATCACCTCGCCGTCCCGATAGGCCTGGTCAGCCTGGTCAGCGGTGACGAACAGGGGCTTCTTGTCGCTCATTGTGATTGCATTCCCTATGCAGTTGGGTCTGCTAGTTCTACACCGTCACGACCCACCGCCGCCCCGTAGTCGCCCCGGGTCGCCTCGACGAACCAGGAGGGTCCGATGTACAAATCCCCGTCGGCGTCCTTGATGTCGGCGGCGAACCCGCCCACCGGGTGGTATTCCTGCGGGGCCTCGGTGCGCTGGATGTCGCGGGCGATGGCGTTGGCCATCAGCAGGGCCGAATAGCGGTCCTTGCGCTGCTTGCCAGCCTTGGAGCCGGGCAGCTTGGCCCCCGGCACATCCCACCGGTCCCGGCCCCCGGCGGTCGCCGTGTGGACGATCGAGGCCAGTTCGTCCTTCAGTTCCTCGATGTCAACGACCGCGTCCTCCAGCGTGTCGTACAGGCTGATCTCCTCGCCGTCCTCCAGCACGATGCGTCCGGCCGCCTTGTCCTCCTCGTAGGCGAGGCCCAGCGCGGCGGTATCGAAGGCGGGCAGCAGCAGCACCTTGTCCTCCAGATCCTTGCGCAGGCCGTGGTTGGCGTCGACTATCCAACGGGCATCCGCGAAGTTGATCATGCGGATGATGTGCAGGCCGGGCTTGCCGTCGGAGTCCTTGTATTTCTTGGGGTCGGAATCGATCTCCCGCCAGAGGGGCATCTCGCCGTCCTTCAGCTTCTCCAGGTCGTGCAGCGACTCCTCCACCGTCACGCCGCCGCCCTGCGAGTCGATCCCCAGGACCTCGACATTCGGGAAGGCCAGCATCAGTTCCCGCAGCTTGCGGGCGCAGAAGGCGTAGAAGTTCTGCTCCTTGACGACGCCCCGCTTCAGGCGCTCCTTGTGGCTTTTCCGGTTGGTCGTCCAGCAGTGGACCAGACGCCTGTGGTCGGAGTAGAGTGCCAGAACGACGACGGAGAAATGGTCACGCTCCGAGGCCGGGTCAACGGCGATCACATGGGGTACATCATCCCCCACCAGCGAGGCCGAGAACTCGACCGTCTCCTCGTTGAGGACGATGGGGTTGTCGGGCCTGCCCACCACGCAGGACTCGATCAGGCTGCGCTTGAAGAAGCCCTCGGAGTCGGTGGCGAAGGAGGCGCCGAACTCGATCATGTAATTGCTCTTGGACAGCGTGGCGCGGGCCGACGAGATCTGCTTCTCGTCCATGAAGCCACGGGGCAGCATGTCCACGGGGATGCGGATGATGGAGAAGTCCCGCCAGTCGAAGCCCTCGGGCACGGGGCCGTCGAAGATCTCCTCCAGCTTCTTCCTGTCGCCGCAACTCTCGATGAACGCCTTGTAGGTCTTCCAGGTCTTGTAGAAGTGGTTGAACGAGTAGTAGGCGGTGCCCGAGATGATGTTCTGGTTCGACCGCATGGTCCGGGCCTCGGCCTTGTTGTCCTCCTCGGTCCATTGACCCAGCTTCTTCAACAACTGAACCCTCGCCTGATGCCGCACCCCGGAGGCCGGATCGGCACTCACCGAGGCGAACCCGCGGACCACATTCTGGTATATGTCCTCGGGCACGCTGGCAAATTCGTCCACCACAATGTAGTTGGCACGCTGACCGCGAATTTTCTCGCCGTTGCCCAGCGGGATCGCGATACCAACCGAGTCGCCGATGATCATCTCGCAGCGGTCGACATCCCGTCTCGGCCCCTGCTCACGCCCCGCCCGCCCCTTGCCGGTGCCGCACAGGTCGCGCAGGATCGCCCCGTCGGCCCAGACCTTCTCCATGTACTCGAAGATCACCTTCGACTGCCGGAACGATGCGCCGATGACGGCGACCTTGGAACCCTGCGTGAAGACCAGGCGCAGCATGGAATAGAGCGCCAGGATGAAGCTCTTGCCGAGACCACGGGAACCGATCAGCATGGGAAACGGCCGCGTCCAGAGTTCCCGCAGGATCACATGCTGGAACGGCATGATGTCGATGCCCATCAGCAGCTTGCAGGTGAACGGGAAATAGTTCGGGTCCCGCATGATGCGAATCAGGTCTTCCGGCTGGATCTCGCGGTGCCCGATTCCGCGCAGGGGGTGCGCGGCGTCGACAGGAAGAGAGATCAGGCCCTCCAGCTGATCCACCGGGGTAGTGGGGGTGACATGGGCGATGTCGGTCTCGGAGAGCAGCCAGGCGTGGTCAATCAGCCGCTTGATCCGGTCCTGTTCCCTTGGGTGACTTGGCATCGATGACTCTCCGGAATATCTGGTGGGCGACATCCTGGCCATGGCGACCGGCGAGGATGATCTTCAC